TTTGCAAATGCTCTAACGCATTGTCACCATGTTCATCAACTGCTGTTTGCGCTATCCACTTAGCGTCAAACTCAGTTTCAATCGGTTGGCCTTGCATATGTCTTCCCACATAACTGCGGTCTGGAATATACATTTTTGCTGTGTCTGGATTCTCAGCTACATACAATCCATGCCCGAAAGCCTGAGCGCCTTCACCTGTGCCTATCTTGGTGGGATCTAATACGCCAAATTTATGCGGGGAGCCGTGGTAGGCCACCATTGCACTCGGGCTATCGCCGTAACGCACGATCTGATCTGCTTCGGGCACATCGAAATCAGCATAGAACGGATTAGCTGCCCGCTCTGCTGGCGTCATGTCCATGCGGGCTTGTACTTGGCGGGCTTCGGCTTCCCCTGCGAGAGCGCGGTACATATCGTATGGATCTTTCGTTGACGCATCCCACATATCCATCTTTTGCGACATCACAGCATCGTAATCCGCCTCTAATGCTTTTATGCTTTTCGCCCGTGTCGCCATGTTGCCGCTGTAATCCGCACGCACCACATCTAACTCTTTCGCAATCCGGCTTAGTTCACTATTGAGAAAATTAACACGAGCCGCTGCCGCATCACGCGGCACAGTAAACATCTCAGGAGTCCCACCCCTAGCAAACCCTTCTGCCCCTTGTGTGGCGTGTTGTAGTTCGTGCAGCCCAGTGGACTTAAACTCTAGTGGCGACGTACTACGACTTGCGCCTATCTCTATCCTTCCCTCACTCGGAATGTACCGCCCGCCTTGCCCCTGATAACCCATTATCTGAAGCAACCTTGCATCTGGGTTCATATCGTAAAATTCCGGGTGCTCAATAGCGTCTTCCGGCTTCCATAGCGCCCCTCGCGTTACTTTCGGCTCATCAACCCCTCGCGTCCGCGCCGCACTGTCGTCGATTTCAAACCTTAGCTTCCCGTCCTTGCCACGAAACACCGGATAACCCAGTTCAGCCGTCGCCGCCCATATCTCGTCACGGCTACGCCCTGCACTCTCCATCTGCTCGGCAAGCTCCATCGCCTGTTGTGGTGCGGTATTGCCGACTCTTGCCAGTGCGGCTGCGCCTGCTTCTCCGCCAACCATTGCCTCATCGAGTAGCCCCTGACGCTGGAGAGCGGAGGCAAGCAGGACAGACGCTACATCCTCGGTTGATGTCGGGACGTAGTTTTTGCTTTTGAGCGCACGGCCCAGAAGTCCCGCACCAGTTGCCATGCCACCAACAATCGCTGCCCCCGGCAGAAAATCCATTGCATCGGTTGCAAGCCCTACTTTTGCTAAGTCTTTGTCGGTGATGTCATATCCGAGCGGTGAGAATAACGGCGTTTCTTCTGGTAGCTGCAACGTGGCTATATCTTCCTGCGTGTAACCTGACACTGGGCCACCTCCGGGCACCATCGATAAAATCATTCGGGCAGCAGGGTGTGATTCTGCGAACGGGTGATCAATGCCAAGCGTGTTTCTCGATTGCGTTGGTGCGCCCATTCTTTGCGGTTGCGAAATAAATTCTTTCATCAGGGCATTGAATCTCATGGGTACTTCCGAAGCACCTCGAAAGGCACGACGTTCGAGCATTCGTCTCATCGGCCCCACGACTCCGAGCGAATTGAAGCCTAGGGAGTTAGCATTCATCTTCTTCGTCCCATTTGAGCGTGATGAGTTCCGGCATTCCAGGCTCAGCATGCAGAGCTTGAGCGGCCTTTCCTTCGATTCGGTCGGCGATCAGGTGCATGGCCGGCAGCGCTTCTTTCGGATCTCCGTGAAGTGCAAACTGCACCAGTCTCTCGGTGACTCGATTCAGAGCTTCGCCTCTCGGCAGCCCCTTTTCCTCGTATTGCTTGACGGTGCGTCGCAACGCATACTTGAACTCGCGATCTTTGCCGCCCAGGTTGTTTTTATTCCCCAACGGCGCTCCGCCCTTGTTTCGTTTTTTTTCGTCCACTACTTAACTCAACCTTAAATTTTTGATCTCAAGACAAAAGGAAAATTAACTCATCATCGTCTTTCAATCGCTCTTTGAGGAGACTTTCCCATTCCTTGGAGCGGTCTTTTGATGCTCTCAGACGCTTCTCAAGGCGCTGTGCTGACCGTTCAGTCCTGACCCCTAGCTCATCATCCCCAAGGGCCGTTAACGTCTTAGAATCCGATTTTAGACGCTCTCGCGCCTCTTTCAATGCAGAGATTTCCTCCTTCGGGCTGCGGACGGTGACTCGCTTGCCGTTGATCGTTCGAATCCGGCGAGGATATTTCATTTTTTACGTTTCTTGCTTGGTTTGGCCTTGTATCCGGCGGCATACACAGCCCGACCCTGGCGTTCAGCAGCCGCCCTGGTCTTATAGACCTTTCCGGTCGAACCCCATCGATAGCCGCCTTTCACCTTATGAACCGGCATTTTTCTTCAGCGGAAACCGCTTTGAGGCCCGTTTTTCCAGGCCACCCAGCACTAGGGTTGCTGTCATAATGTACAGCAGGGCATCTCCGAGCGACGCCATTTTGATGACAATCCGCTCCAACCGTCTTCGGAATTTTGTTTGGAGGTCGATTTTCATTTTCCGTTCCTCGATTTTTCCTTCGATCCGCTGGACGAACCAAACCAAAAGCTCATAACCGATGTCATTGATGACGTGAGGCTTCCGACAATGATTAACAAAACAGGCATCGTGCTGTCAGATGTCTCAACCTCACCGACCACGATCACATAAACCAGCGCCGCGTAAGCACATATAAACAACGTGCTTAACAGTAGCTGCGGGATCAGATTCCCGTTATTCATCAGTTGTTTCGTGTCGTTTGGCATTGTGTCTCTCGATGCAACCTTTGTAATGTACTGTCCTGCTGTGACTCTGACGCAGCGCTTTCTCCATTACGACGCCGTTTTTCGCCAGATTTTTATAATCATCTCCAGTCAAAGCCATGTATCTCCTGTCCGCAATTCCAGCGACCGCGTGCCATTTCACCGGCTCCAGGATCCCTGGCACGTAAGCCGGAGGTGACTCGCAAGCCACTTCACTGAGCAAAAATCTCTTGAAGTAGTTGCTGTCGAGCGTGGAACACCCGTTCAGTAGCAACAGTGGCACGATCAGCAAAATCCTCTGGATCTGTTTGCAGTTCCGAATCCCAGTCCAGTTTTTGTAGTTCTTCAAAACTATTAAACTCAGACTCGATTGTTTCCATTCTGGCTTTGAGCGCCGCCAATTCTTCCAGTGCAACGCTATGTTGGTCGCTTTCAAAGCTGTCTCGCTCCATAAAAGCCTCTGCCGTCGCCTTGGTTCCGGCGGTTTCGATTACCGATTTCTTCCATTGAACATATGCGAGTCCTGCCGCTCCAGCAAGGGTTGTGAATAAAATGACCATCAAGGCTATTTTCTGAAGCCCGAACATCTAATAGCTCCATAGCCAAGGTCGCATGTTGTTTGTTTCTTCCGCGGTCAAATCGTCGAGATGGATGAATCGTCCAGAGCCTTTTTGAGCTATCCCGATTCCAGAAAAATTCATGCTCATGGCGATCTCCAACAAGGCATGTGCATCGCCTCTGGAGGCCCCGAAATCTATCGCTTTGCCAGTGGTATGAGGGCCGCTGGCTCCCGTTGACGACACGTTGCTGTTGTGTTCCGGGCAACGGTATCCGCTGGTGACTCGCAGAGATTTGCCGTACCGCTCTCGCAAATCGTCTAGTCGCTGAATAAAATCAGCGTCCATCGGGCAAGCATAGTCACAATATTTCCCGCACCTGCATTGTAATTCCTCTTTACTGAAAAATTGTCCGTGATCAACAATCATAACGCTGCAAGTTTACTACCTTTTCTAAGCACTATCAGCCTCGCCAATTTCGTCGCCACTTCTTCGATCATTTCCTCATACTCAGTTCGAGTGATTTTTCTTGTTGTTTTGGACAAACGCCGCAATTCGCTTACTACATCTTCGCCATATTTATTCAGCATCCACGGATAATATTCGGCTCCGTTTCCTCCAAGATTGATGTTACAGCGATAACATTGGACGTGGATGTTTCTTAAATCCCATGCGGTTGCGTTGCCTTGAGCCTTCGCAATGAAGTGACCAGCCTGAGCCTCGTAGATCCAGTCCAATCTTGCCGAACACGTGACACAAAAACAGAAGCCATAGCTGTCGGCGGCAGACAATCTCACGTATTTTGATGTCAGCTCCCACAGTTTTTTTCTGAGCTGGGAAACTGTTTTCTTTTTCATTAATGTCTCATATTCGCATTCAGGCTGCGCCAAACGTCTATTCCCAGTTCCCATTGCCTACGTTTCAGGCTTAGCAGCATTTTCTGATACTCGGCTTCTCTCAGTTTCTCCAACGCCAATTTATAGAGCGCCGATGTCAAAGCAGCACGTTCCCGTTCGATGCTTGTTCCTGACGAAGGTGTGGCGATGGCCTTCTGAACTTTTATGTTTTCTTTAGCGGCCGAATACTCGGCCGTCGCCTGAGCCATCGCCTCATCGGTCTCACCGAGCTGCGTAAGCCATTTTTCCACATGACTTTCAGTTGGCAACGACACGCTTATACTCCTTTCTCAGTTCTTCCACTGCCTTGGGTCCGTACTTTTTTTCAATCAGGTGGGCCACGCTCTTCATTCGCGCTCGGTTCGGCTGCGAAAGCATCAAAGCCAGGCGGTCGTGAGGTTCTGAAAGATCATAAACTGGCATTGGTTTTCAGCTTTTGTATTAGGTTTGAGATGACCGCTTGCCCGGTCGTTTTTTGATCTACCGACAAGCGGTGGGGAAGCTGAGGCACGTAGGTGACATCAGGTTTCCTCTCCTTGCAGAGCTGCCGGAACTGGGGAAGTGTCGGCGGCCATTCTTCGTCTGAGTCAAGACACGCCACGAATCCTGTCTTAATTTGGTCAAGACTTAGATCGGCCAGGCCCATCGCCCAGGTGTCGTCCTGGTCAAATTCGCCGTAGGACGAAGTCCATTTGTGTCCGTAGAGTTGAGTCATTCGGTTCCAGAGTCGCTCAATCACTTTTTCCGGCTGCTGCACGCCCGGCAGCTCTCTTTTCTCCGGCGATCCTGACTCGGTCGACCGCGCTAAGACTTCTTGAATTTTCTCCATTGCCTCCTCCCTTTTTCAACGGAAACAGTCCGGTCCATCCAGACCGAATCGCTTGGTCAACGATCTCTTGCTGATCATCAAACGGTAGCCCTGCCAAAACTTGCCGATTCTTTTTCTCAGCTCCAGGCGTTAGCTTTCTATTGATTTCTTTTCGGTGATTAACGAAATCTCGCCACGCGTTTTCATTGATCTGCTTGCTGGATCTATATAGTGACGGTTCTATTGACGGTTCCTCTTTATATATGGTGGCAATGGTTGCCTCCTGGGACAGGCAATGGTTGCCTCCTGGGATTGGCACCAGAGTGCTATTTTTGCCTGTTGGCGAACAAAACGAAAGACGATAAACGCTTGCTGCTTGTTGTCCGGTTTTCCCTCGGCGCTTCTGCACCGCGATAAAATCGCCGTCTAAGCGCCGTAGAGCCGTTCTAACGGTTCTTTCGCTCAAAGAGGTGTCAACGCATAGGGTCTTGACCTTCGGCCAGCACAGGCCCGCAGAATCGGCGTAATTGGCTAGGGCCAAAAGCACCAGTTTCTCGGAGGGGTTCTTGACGGGGCATCCGAACGCCCACGAGATCGCCTGTACGCTCATTTAAGCCACCACGTAAGCGCCTGATTGCCGGAATCCTTGCATTTTCTCATACCGCCGCGCCGGACGAGACCCAAAGACTCTAGCTCGGGAAGTCGCTTGTGCGGCGTTTCGGCACAAGTCCGAATCGGAAGGTCTGGGTATCGCCGAAGCATGTGCCTCGACAGCTCGCCAGACGTCGCACCGGGATGTGCTTTGACGAGA